AATTATAAATAGAAGTGTGTATATTAACTTATACACACTTTTTCTTTTTAAGTAGTGGCTTAAGAAGAAGTGGCACATAATACATATATTAAAAAGGAGAAACATTATGGCAACGTTGGCAGAAATTCGGGCAAAACTAATGGCAGAAAGTCAGAAACAAGGTGGAGGATCCCGCACATCTGGCGGGGACAATGCAATCTTCCCGCATTGGAGATCACCAGATAACACTACAACAGTAATACGTTTCTTGCCAGATGCTGATACCAGCAACATTTATTTTTGGAGAGAGCGAGCTGTTATTAAGATGCCATTCTCGGGTATCTTAGGAGATACAGCAAGCAAGCCAGTAACCGTAGAAGTTCCATGTATGGAAATGTATGGTGAGAAGGAAGTTTGCCCTATGTTGCAAGAAGCACGCGGGTTTTATAAACTTCAAAAGATTGAAGAAGCAAAAGGTAATCTAGAAGCGGCTAAAGAATACAAAAATCTTGGAAGTCGTTATTGGAAGAAGCGTAGTTATTTAATGCAAGGATTTGTAGTTGAAACTAAGCTAGTCGAAGAACGTGTTCCGGAAAATCCAATTCGTCGTTTCGTTATTAGTCCTCAAATTTTTCCGTTGATTCCTAAAGCATTAATGGACCCGGAGATTCCTCACTTGGTTACTGATAATGTAAACGGGCTTGATTTTAAGATCGTTAAAACAACTAAGCCAGGCGGCGAATTTGCAGATTATAATACTAGCGGTTGGGCACGCCGTGAACGTGCGCTCAGCGAGGCTGACATAGCCGCAATTAATCAATACGGGCTATATGATCTTAAATCATTCTTGCCTCGACGTCCGAATGAGGTTGAGTTAAAGGTTGCTATGGAAATGCTCGAAGCATCGATTGCCGGTGAAGCTTTTGATATGACACGTTGGGGTGATTACTTCAAGCCTCGTGAATCTAAGTTCGGCAATAAAGGTGATGAGGAATATGATGTAGGTACTCCTGTTGTTTCCTCTGCACCAAAAGCAACTCCTGTTATTGAAACCGTTTCAGAACCAGAAATCAACAAGGAAATGGCTGCTGCGATTATTGCAACTGCTCCTCCTCACGGAGATGCTGCTACTCGCGCACAAGATATTCTTGCAAAGATTCGTAATCGACAAGCACAATAATTTAGGAGATCAAAATGGCTAAGAATTTTGATATTTCTAAATTTAGGAAGAGTATTACTAAGTCTATTCCAGGTATGGGTATCGGTTTCCGAGACCCTACCGATTGGATTTCGACTGGTAACTACGCATTGAATTATCTTATCTCGGGGGACTTCTTTAAAGGAGTCCCTTTGGGCAAGGTCACTTGCTTTGCAGGAGAATCTGGTTCAGGAAAGAGTTATATCTGTTCCGGTAATATCATTAAACATGCACAAGAACAGGGCATTTACGTTATTTTAATTGATAGTGAAAATGCTTTGGACGAGTCATGGTTACATAAGTTAGGCGTAGAAACTACCGAAGATAAGTTGCTTAAACTTAATATGGCTATGATTGATGATGTTGGCAAAACTATTAGTGAGTTTATGGCAGAATATAAAACAATGCCTGAAGCAGATCGAGCAAAGGTATTGTTTGTCGTTGATAGCTTAGGATTTTTAATGACTCCAACCGAAGTCAACCAATTCGAAGCCGGTGATATGAAAGGCGATATGGGTCGTAAAGCAAAAGCACTTAAGGCACTGGTTGCTAACTGTGTTAACATGTTTGGTGCATATAATGTAGGGTTGGTTGCTACTAATCATACCTATGCATCGCAGGATATGTTTGATCCAGATGATAAAATTTCCGGTGGACAAGGATTTATCTTTGCTAGTTCAATCGTAGTTTCAATGAAGAAACTCAAACTTAAAGAAGATGAAGATGGTAATAAAACTTCGGACGTTTTAGGTATTCGAGCGGCGTGTAAGGTCGTAAAAACACGCTATGCTAAACCATTTGAAAGCGTACAAGTTAAAATACCGTATTCAACAGGCATGAGTCCAACATCTGGGCTCGTTGACATGTTTGAGAAGATGGGTGTACTATTTAAAGTAGGTAATAAACTAGCTTATACAGACAGAGAAACTGGAGAAATTATTTCTGAATTCCGCAAAAATTGGACCGAAGATAAGCTAAAACTTATTATGGATCAATGGGATGAGTCGGTAATTAGAGCAGAAGAACCAGTCGAGGATGCAATGGAGGAAGACAATGGATGAGAGTTTGATTATGGAAATTTGGGATACATTTAAAGAATATATTCCAGAAAAAAATAAAGATACTGCTGCAAAGCAATATGTCGATTATTTGCTTGGAAAAGAATTTCGAGCTAAAGATCTTGAAGCATATATCGGATACGATACTCATCTCGATGATGCTATTACTGAAGTAATTGAGTATAGTGACGACGAAGAAGAGGACGATTACGAAGACGATTCGTTTGAAGACGACGAGGATTTCTAATGCCTCTTTGGTACGCAAAGGTGAGTAAGGATCTTGCTCACCTTCCCGCTTGCATCGATCATTTTTATAAAGAACTAGACGCTGCAAAGAAAGAAGTTAAACTACAAGGTAATGTAGAAAAAGCTGCTTCTCAACTTCCGGGAATTGTAGAACAGAGATTTAATCAGCTACAAGAAATCGAAGCTGTATTAGAATATCTGAACATCGAGCTTCGCCGAGTAAGAAGTAAGACATTTAAAAAATATCTTGAAAATTATCAACGCTCATTGAGTTCTAGAGATGTTGAAAAATATGTCGACGGCGAGGCCGATGTAGTCGACATGGAAAAGATTATTAACGAGTTTGCTCTATTAAGAAATCAATGGTTAGGGATAATTAAAGCTGTTGATCAAAAACAATGGCAAATAACTAATATTGTAAAATTAAGAGCAGCTGGACTAGAGGATGCGAGCGTATGATTTTATATGTCGAAGATTTAATTCATAGACTCGCCTGCAATGGAAATTATATATTTTCCAGTTTAATTACTATGTCAACTAATGACCGTATGTTCTTTACCAGTTTATCTGAACAAATTTGCAGAACAAACCAAGGTCTTACTCGAAAACAGCAAAGTTTATCATTAAAACTTATTAAAAAATATTCTTCACCTCTTTCTTTAGAATTTTCTACAGATATTGATTCCTATCTTCTAAATCCTCAATATAGATTAGAAGAACGAGTAATTTCTAATGATAAAGAAATTAAAATTGTCAAAGAATCAAACGGTGAATATTTCATCCATGTATTGTTTCCTTATGATAGCGAGCTTATTTCTCGTTTTAGGGATTATAAAAATAATTCAAAATCTTTCGAATATCGCACCGCCTATTGGGATCAAGAACTACGCCTATGGAAATTTTCATTGACGGAGCATAATATTCTTTTTCTTTCAAATTTACAGGGTTTTAAAAAGGATTCTAAATTTATCGAATTTTATAAAGAAATAACTACTTTTCAAGAAAGTATGGAATATTATATACCGATGGTGGTAAAAGATGAATCAGGTAAATTTATTTTTAAAAATGTACATCAAAATATTCCAATCTGTTCATTCGATGATATGTTAGAATCTTTACTTATTGCAAAAAAATATGGAATAACTTGCTGGAGTGAAGAAATTAACAAAGAATTAGAAGATATTAATAATGATTTATTAAAATCATTTTTAAAATCCGATTATCGAACTCAGGTTGCTTCTAGAACACGCAAGATTGAATTAAAAGAGCTAGAAAAAATTATTTGCACTTATGATAAAATACTCTTTGTAATTCCGGGAGGACAAGAATTTAAATATCTTAACCAAAGTTATGAATTTATAAAAGAAATAGGATATAATTTTGAAAAATGCTCGGTTATGTTTAGATTAGAAAAATCTTCAGATTTGCAAAATTGCAACGAATTTATACATAGAAATTCTTTAAATAACCCATTAGATCAACAAATAAAATTTGTTTTTATCAGTGTTAAAGTTCCTAAACCTTTGTTGGAATCAGAATTAGAATTTGATTTGGTAATTAATTTTGGAGCAAATTCATCAGCACATTTTAGTTTACAACAGTTCTTGAAAACCCATCATAACGTTGTTACAATAAACCCTTTGATCTATGGAGATAAGAATTATGTCTACGTGTAAGATTATTATTAAAGACGAAGTCAATGTAAAAATCGAAGGGTTAGATCTCGATACACGTAAAGACTTAGTAAAGAAATTTAAAATAGTCGATCCGACTGCTAGATTTAGGCCATCTTATCGATTAGGTCGTTGGGATGGGACTGTGAGTTTCTTCGGGATCGGCGGAACTACATATCTAAACATGTTAGATAAGATTTTAATCGAATTAGAAAATAAAAACTATTATGTTGAAGTTGAAGATTTAAGAAAAAGTCCTTCATTAGAATTTGATAAAATTACAGAAGAATTTTGGGGTGACAAGAGTTGGCCTCAAGGGCATCGCTTTGAAGGCCAACCTATTAGATTACGCGATGATCAAGTAGAAGTTGTAAATAATTTCTTAGCAAACCCGCAAGCACTACAAGAAGTCGCAACCGGTGCTGGTAAGACAATCATGACCGCAACTTTATCAAAAATCTGCGAAAAATACGGTCGAACTATTACCATTGTTCCTAATAAAAGTCTTGTAGAACAAACAGAAGAAGATTTTATTAACGTAGGATTAGACGTCGGAGTTTACTACGGAGATAGGAAAGACATTAATAAAACCCATACAATTTGCACTTGGCAAAGTCTTAATATTTTAGATAAAAAGTCTAAAAGTTTTGAAGAAAATAATGAACTATTAACCTTAGCAGAATTCCTAGAAGGAGTAAGCACTGTTATAGTCGATGAAGTACATATGGCCAAAGCCGATGTACTTAAAAAATTGTTAACACAGAATTTAAGAAATACTCCTATACGATGGGGCCTAACTGGAACTGTACCCAAAGAAGAAATTAATTTTCAAAATATTAAGGTTAGTTTAGGTGAAGTAGTAGGTCGTGTTAGCGCACATGATTTACAGCAAAAAGGTATTCTTAGTGAATGTCATGTAAATATTATACAGACAGGAGAATGGAAGGAATTCGGAAGTTATCCTGAAGAATTAAAATATTTGGTAACTAATGAACCAAGAATAGATTTTATCAGTAAAATTATTAAAGGAATTTCAGAAAGTGGAAATACTTTAATTTTAGTTGATAGAATCGAATGCGGGCATATGCTTAAAGAAAAGTTAGAAAAAATGACAGAATCTAACGTAGCGTTTGTATCCGGTGCGGTTAAAACCAAAGATCGTAAGGAAGAATACAATGAAGTTGCTATTAGCAATGATAAGATTATTGTGGCTACTTATGGTGTGGCCGCTGTTGGTATTAATATTCCCCGTATTTTTAATCTTGTACTGCTCGAACCCGGCAAGTCGTTTGTTCGAGTTATTCAAAGTATTGGACGAGGGATTCGAAAAGCAGAAGACAAAGATTTTGTACAAATTTGGGATATAACTGCTGCCAGTAAATTTGCCAAAAGACATTTAACCGAAAGAAAACGGTTTTATAAAGAAGCAAAATATCCATTTACAATAGAAAAGGTTAATTATAATGAATAATAAATTTTCGGTAGTTATACCGACGTTATGGAAATATCCAGCTAATTTAAGATTTTTAGAAGATCTTGTAGATTACGATCTAGTTGACGAGATTATTTTAATTAATAATAATTGGGACGATCTTCCGAAGAACTGCGCAATTTTAACTCATAATAAAATTAAAATATATAATTTTACAGAAAATATCGGAGTCAACCCAGCGTGGAACATGGGAATTAGCGTTGCAAATAATAAACAAATTTGTTTATTAAACGATGACATGGTATTTGATTTAAAATTGTTTAAAAAAATTAATCAACTATCATTAGAAGAAACAGGAGTGATAGGTATTTCTAATGATCCGCCTATATCGTACGGTTGCATTGATATAACTCCGTGGGTCGGGCAAAATACATTAGGATTCGGATGCTTGATGTTTGTTCACAAAGATTGGTGGGTTAATATTCCAGATTCTTTAAAAATCTACTACGGTGACAATTGGATCTTTGATACATGTTTAATTCGAGGTAGAACCAATTATGTAATCACAGATTTATTATATCATACTGATTGGGCTACCAGTACTAGACACGTACCACCTAGTATCATTCAAGAAGAAGACCAAATTTACAAAATTGCTATTGACGAGTTTAGAAAGAATCAGTTAAACTATTAACTATGCAAATATTAACATTAGAAAACCGAACTTTTTATCTTAATGATCTACCCGAAGAAGTAGACGATAATATGCGATTTAGCGTATTAGATAACAGCGATCCGTCAAATGCTGATTACTTCTTTATTCCTTTAATCTTCCTAGAAAGTTTTACATCACCTGCTGCTGTATTACAAATAGGTGATTATAAAATCACAATGCCTTTGGATTGGTGCACAATAGTCGGTGATCCGGAAGGCCCGGATCTCGAAGTATTGCCTCTAACTAGCTTGAATGATCGAGGTTTTAAAACTTTTTGTTTTAATCCCTTAACTTCATTTAGACCAAACTTTTTAGATATTGATATTATTGATGTATATCGAGAAGTTAAATGGTATTTTCCAAAAATGAAACCTGGTCAACTATTAACAACTCCGTTACATGCGGGAGAAAAGCCTATTTGTTCTTTCTTTGTCAAAGAAGTTAGTAGACAAAGTGAAATTTTAGATTATACAAAATGCTGGTAAAATGAAGAATGAAGAAATTAAAATAATCTTCGAAAGTCCCGAT